TTGTCATTGGGATTTAGGTATTATGACACAGTATTATGATTCTGCTATAAGTACCTCGGATGCTGTTTTTATCGACGTGCGCAAGCTGTTTTTCAACCCACTCTGTGTTGTAGTCTTGGTCATGCAGGATGGTACTCATGGTGTGTCGGAATCCGTGGCCTGTCGCTCGTCCTGAATATCCCATACGGCGGATCATGGTATTGATTGCCATATCAGATATATGCTTTCTGTAGTCTGTCCGGCTTGGGAATACATATTGATAGTTGCCGCTGATAGGCTGAATCTGCTTCAATAAATTGATAACTTGCTCTGATAATGGCACTACATGAGTACAGCGCATTTTCATTTTTTCAGCTGGGATTGTCCAAACAGCCTTATCTAAATCAATTTCTGACCATTCAGCCTTGCGAAGTTCTCCCGGACGAACACCCGTTAATATAAGCATTCGCAAAGCCGTTCTGACTATCTGGCTTCCCATATATTTATCGATAGAACGGAGAAATTCAGGTAATTCATCTACTGAAAGGTGAGCATAGTGTTCGCGTTGATGAGGGATAAAAGCACTCGCTAAATCTGGTGCTGGATTGTATTCTGCCCTGCCAGTAATAATTGCATATGTCCAAACTTCACCACAGCGTTGGCGGACTTTCTTTAATTTATCGGTGACGCCTCTTTTTTCCATAATAGAAAGGAGGTCTAATAATTCGAGGGGTTTTATTTCAGCAATCGGGCGATGACCAATATAAGGAAAAACATCTTTTTCGAAAGCGTCCATCATATCTTCACGATAACCAACAGACCATCGGTCTTTTCTTCCCTCGTACCACTCACGCGCAATGCTTTCAAAGGTGTTACTGATTTCTCCCTGAGCCGCAAGTTTCTTCTGTTTTTTATCTTGATTGGGATCAATACCTTCGGCTATCAGTTTCTTGGCTTCATCACGCTTTCTTCTGGCCTCTGCCAACGTAACAAGCGGAAAAGTGCCAATAGCAAGCAGTTTTTCTTTCCCTGCAATGCGGTATTTCAATCTCCAATATTTGGAGCCATTCACCTTTACCAACAGATACAAACCGCCGCCATCCGATAGCTTAAAATCTTTCTCTTGGGGTTTTACTGTTTCAACTTGCCGAGCTGTTAGTTTCATGTTTCTAGCATCCTCGTCCCCTCACAGTAATCTGTCTCTTAGTCACATCTCAAATTATGAGTAAATGACCGTAATTTGATAAATATACTCAACTGATTTTAAAGGAAATATTTTCCAACGCCGCCTCGATAAATTTAAAATAATTCATATAAAAAAACAGTAAGATACAAAGTTGTGTATAAGAGACAGCACAGTAATGGGGGTATTTTTTTAGAGGGTACAGAAAGTTACCCCTATATATACCCCCTGACTGGGGTACATTGCAATAGATGCCAGTAGACGTTAATAGAGCTTTATTTGGGAGTTTTCGTTGATTTTACTGGGGAAAATAAACTTTAGGAGATGCTAGTAGAAGTGTAAGTGGCGGAGGAGGAGAGATTCGAACAATCAGGTTAACTAATTGATTTATTTATCATAAATTGATTATTAAAATAAACCTATACACACTGCTATACACAGAAAAATTTAGTGAATAAAAATGGACAGTTGAGCAAAAAATATCAGTTTTGTTCGACTCCTTCTTTTTCCGCTAACTCAGGAGTCGAACACAGATATACTATTCAGATATACATCCTTCACCACTACAGGGCAGCCCCTTTAACATATGGAATAATCCCGTATGTGCCTATGCGGTGATATCCTGCCCACCATTGGAGGATTCCGAGAATATCAAGGGGGTAAAAAAGGGAAGGAAGGTGATGCGCGGGCAGGTTAAAAAATGATTTTTCACTTCAAATTTAATGATACTACTCCCTTCGACAAAGAAAATAAGATCAAAGTGTTGTGATGATGTATTTTATTGATTTCATGACGTTATATAACACATTGATTAAGGTTTGATCTGAAATAATATCTTGAAAATCTATTGTCAAACATTATATAGGGAGTATGGTTTGTGACCATGACACCACAGGAACGCTCAAGTTATATCGTTATATTTGAAGGGCATTATAGCAGAGTTTTGCAGATCGTTGTTAAAGCACTGGCACAAAGTAAGCTATTAGCCTTAGATACGAATCTGTTAAAGTTAGAGCGCCCTACGTTTAAGGAAAGAGCTAATATTTTAACTGAAATTCAGAAAATCATGCTTCCCGTTGCCTCTGCCCTTGGACTTATCTACGACGCCACCGTTTTAGATGAATACATCAACTTAATGCACCAAATGGCTGATGCAATTGAAGATAGTGACACCAATGAGTTACAAGAAATTGTAGCAATTCTGGATAAAAAACCGTTCATATGTCAAGAAATGAAATAGTAAACGCTGTTAACCAATGAAGTAGCTAATAAAAATATAGAGGGGAGATAAATATGAATGCTGTAGAAATTAAAATATGCCTAGATAAGATTGATCAATTACTTACTAAGGCTGAATATCTTGGACAAAAAATAGATGAAATCATTTACTCAAACTCGCAAAAAGCCGCTTAGCTTATTTAGTTATTAAGTAACCTAAATTAATCCTATTAATTAACCACAAAAGCCACCATTTAGGTGGCTTTATTTACACATCGGAATGATCCCATTGCTAATTTTTCAGCTTTTTGCTAAAATTCTAAACGTCTCCTGCGTTGACTATAGTTTATTAGTTCAGTCAATTGACAGGCATTGAAGACTACTCTAAGGTGCGTCCATTGTAGCCAGCGTGACAAAGAGTGATAGCAAGCTCAGTCAACGCTGAGAATAAGCCCCTTTTTAGGGGCTTTTGCTTTTTATATCTATCACTACCAAGCCCCTCAAGCTCTCCTACTGTGGTGATTTCCCCTATAGTTGATTAACCCATTGATTTTGCCGAGGCCGTCAGATTGCCCCAGCCAAAGTGAGGACCTCGGTAATATGACTTCTTGAGATTAAGGAGTCCTTACACCATGTAGAAAGCTGGAGAGTTAAAAGGTGAGAAATCCCGCCTGAATATAACCAATTAAAACAGTATTGAATTGAAACCATATTTTTTATTGCACCATGTGTGAATTCGTTATGTTTGTTATCTCACAGATTAGGGAATTTTTGCTCAAATGATTAAGGGGGTGATGTAGTGTAGCTGATTGAGATTCCGTATAAAAATAACAAGGTTGGGAACCATGCCTAAAGACCTAAAAAACAACGGGTTGAGTCAATTATCATCAATTTTAGGAACCACGCCAATTCAGCATTCGCTTTTTCATGTCGAAAAGCAGATTGAAATAGATGGCATTCAAATGGGAGTTTTAAATAACGGAACTCCCTACCTAACTATGCGTGGACTTTCTAGATTATGCGGAGTTGATTCAAGTGTATTAGTAAGGCTTACCACTAATTGGTTGGAAGGATGATGGGAATATTGAGGGGTTGAATTTCGCTTGCATAAAAAACCCGCGCGGGGCGGGCTAACGGAAAATTATCGGTCTTTCTTTTTTAGTGGTTCTTTTTGCCATCTTTTAGCAAGCCATTCATATTCTTGATAATAAGTTTGGCTATTAAATTTCTCTCTCAAAGCTTTTATGAAAGGCTCAACTATGTCATAGTTTTTAACCGCCGCGCTATATAGCGTTTTCTTCAACATAGCTTCATCATAAGTTTTATGCTGTATACTAATCGCAGCTCTTTCAAAAAAATTAAGAAAGTAGTGAATACTTCTTCTGTCTTCCGCTTCGTCGTCTGTTAGATCGTCGCCTTTAGCGTACTTGTTAAAAGATTGATGCGATTCGTGAATTTTTCTTATAGCCTTATGACCTTCTAAGAAACCGAGATCGCTTTTACTTTCAAAAAGAAACCTAGCCGTTTGTGATTTTTTTGCTGTTCTAGCATTACTAATAATAGCAACAATGGCGACAATTACTCCTAATACTACCGCACAAGCACCTACTATTTGAGCAATAGCAACCGCATACTGCCAGCATTCACCAAGAACAATAGAATTTTCCGATGCCATGTTATTCTTCCCTAAGAAAAAGCGGGCAAAGTTCCCGCTTCTCTTTGAACCTAAATAACTTTAATTTATGTGAGCTTAATAGTTAAACCCACTCAAATTCGTCATGAATAATCTTCTTCATAATTAACCCCTTTCCTATCCCGCTGATAACCAATGGTAGATCGCTATCTGATTGATAAATATTCTTTGTGGTAATATTAGTCTGATTGAATCTTAAGTTCAACAATGCAAACTGTATTTTTCTTGTTTGTTTAACCATCATAGTGCATCAAAAAGAATCATTGTGTTTCAGTTTTTAGCCATCCGTAGCTTGGGGCGGACACTAAACTTATAACCTTTATAGTTTTCTCATGTCTATCACGCCCCCTCCCTCCCCCTCACATTCCACACCGAATCTTCCGGCATCTGGACGCGGACAGAAATAGACCTGCCAGCCGGGATATCAATCAAATCCCCGTCAGAATAACCCTGACGCACATTTTTAGCGAATGCCGGGGCATTGGGATGTTCCCGGTGATAGGTCATGATGTTTATTGCCCCATCGGGCAGAACTTTATAATCAACCCAAATCAGCGGTAATTTATTTTTGCACATCGGAATTTCAACGCCACCATCGACACCGCCCCATGCCGCATCGGCATTGAACCCCAGTACGTTTTTGATGAGGTAGACGCCCTCAGATAAACGCTCAACCGTTGCACCCTCGGATTCGTCGTTAGTGGTAAATTTGCCGTCAGAGTGGATTTCGATGATGGGGGAGGATTGTTTAATAAATCCGTTGTTATCACGCCAGCAGTTTGCGCCTAATATCAAGAATGCGTTCCAGTCGTGAAAAAAACTACTGCTCGATTTTCTGGCGCGTATCCATACTGAATTTTGGTATGCACCGAATGCTATCTGCGTAGGCCATGCTGCATGGCCTATTGATAAATATTTCAGAGCCGCCTGCACCGGCGCATCTGAGGGAATTGGGTCGCTCCCTCGTTGATAAAAACCCGTTTTTCCTGCCAGACTCTCAACTGTTTGACCCGGGTTCAGGGTAACACCCCCACCCCCCAACCCAAAATCACCGATTTTCAGCGCATTTTCCAGCCCGATATTCCGCACAAACGCCGCCTGATCCTGAATATCCGCCCCGTTTTTGTTCTTATCCAGTTTCCCGTCCACCGCCGCCTGCAATGCCCGTATCGACTGCAATGACACCGTCTGACCATTCGGCAATGTCACATCAACAGCTCCATTTTGTGACATCCACTTATCCATGTTCTGGAGGAAATTAACAATATAGCTGTTAATCGCCACGATATGCCGGACACCATCGGAGGCGGAATCGGGAACGGTGGTCTGTATCTGGTATTTCACGTTATTGAGGGTTGATTTGGCATTATCCGCCAGTACCAGCTCCGTATCCGAGTTCACCGCCTGAATCATGTGTAACAGGTTACCGTTGCCGGACTGGATTAAAATTAGCTGTGCCGGTGCAACGCCGTTGATATTCGCTATAAATTTGGTGCCCGTACCGCGAACAATAGCGGAGCCGGACACGGTGCTGATTGTGCCTTGTGAGTACATGAATGGGTTCCTACTGTTGATTATGCTTTGAAGACCAGAATAGTTATCATGAATGCGTTCCCTTCTTGGTAATATAGAATGTTCCCTTGTGTATTTTTCGGTAATGTTCCATAGCCTGTAATAACTGAGGGAACATAACCGGCCACACCTATCGAACCATTTATAGTGTGTCCACTCATGGACGCACTGTATGTCCTCGCCCGACATATCACTTCCCCATTTAAACTGACCCATGCTTGTTTACTGGTTGATGCTGCAATTTGTAGCGCAGGGATGACAATAACGCGGGCGAACGGTGACGGGGGAATAGTCAAATTACCTGCATTCATCGTGTAGACTTTCACAATATCGCCGACAATATTATTGACTGACAAAGTGCCTTTGATCTCGCAATCCTCTTCAATAGTGACTTTTCTCAAAGAACCGGACGTCGCATTAATCTCCCCCCGTGCCTTGATATTTTCAAACTCAGCAAAACCATTTTTATCAATTTTCCACCCTGATCGACCCGCAACATAATTTCTGGACTGGATGTAATTGCCAATTTTGGCATTGGTGATACTGCCGTTCTCAATAAATCCATCTCCAAAAAACACCTGTCCATTTTTGATAACAAAGACCGGATCTGATTTGTCGTTAGTCGGATTCACCACCGTAAACTGGTTTGCCCTGACACCGAAATGCGTTTCCACTTTGCCGTTTTTCACCTCGGCCCCGATGACCATGCCCGCTTTATAAAATTGGCCTTTATATTTCACGCCCGACCCGATATCCTTAATGGCATAACCGTTACCATCGATATCAAAGACTGCTATCGCCCTCTCTTCAATGGCTGCCGCATTCTCCCCTACATCCGCTTGTACCTTTTCCATTTTCTCCGCAAAGGCTTTACTGTCAGTTATCTGGGTGGTTTTGACTTCCAGTATTTCAGCCCGCATATCACCGTTTTCTTTCAGTTGACGCTGAACCACAGAGCCTATCAGGGCATTGTTTGTCATGACCGCTTCATTAGTAAAATCAATCTGCCTTTCTAGTCGCTTCCCGGCCTCGGTGGTCATGAACTGATCGCCGGTCGCCTGAGTAATCCAACTGGTATCACTGGACGATTCGCCCCGAATAAAATCCGTCCACGGGGATTGATTACCCGATTTATCCACCAGCCGCGCACGGAAATAGAATGCCACCCCTGCCAACAGTCCCTGTAGGGTGTGAGTGCGCTGGGGATAGGGGATATCGGCCAGTAACATCACGCCCTCTCCATCATTGGTCTGGCCATACTGGATCTCCGTTTTCAGGGTATCGCTGGTATTGGGCGCAAATCCCCAATCCAACTGGATACCGAAGATAATTGGCGTGCTCTTGAAGCCTGAGGGAGGGGGCGGGTTGCCTTGTTTTCCCGCAATATTGACCTCTTCAGAGGAGATAAATAAGCTGGGGATATCAAAGGAGTTGATGGCCTTGATACGGGCCTGATATCTGCCGGAATACGCATTGGGTATTTCAAAACCCAACGATGCGGTACGGGGAATAGAAATCCAGTTCCCGCTATCTCTTCGCCATTCTCCCACATAGGCCGCCGCCCCTTCCGCTTTCTCCCATGCAATCCGCACGGTAGTGGTAGAAATTCCTTGCTGAACAAACGAAAAACTCTCAATCCTGATTGAATTCGGCGGCTGTTGGACGCTCGCCGGAATAATGGAGACGGGCCGTTCGTCGATTCGTGCGCCCGTGTCAATGCGTTCGTATTTGTCGGGATCGTGATACAGCCCGTTGATTTCGAATGTGCCATCATTGTTATCTTTGATGCCGACAACGCGATATTGCTGAATAAATAAATCATGGGCATCCACCGCCCAGCCCGCCCCGGATACAGGTGATTCACTGTAAGTCGTCGTCACGGTAACGACATTGTCATTGACGGCCTGAACCGTCCGGCCTTCTGATTTTCCTGTCGGTAAGTTGACCAGCAAACGATCACCTGCCTTCACATCGGGTTTTCTGTCCAGTGTGATATTGCGATCGTTCACCGACTGAATGCGGCCACCGATAGTGCGCCCGGCACGGTTTTTATGTGCAACACCAATAATGTGACCGGGCATCGGGATTTGACCATCCAGTCCGACACGAAATGAAATCATGCCATCGCGTGAGTTGGTCAGGATCGCCCATTTTCCCCGGCGCTGTGCCTCACTCTGGCGGGTACAACCGATAGCGGAAATATCAATCTGGTTGATACCATAACGCCGGATTAAATCATCATCTGAAACAACTTCAACTTCATCATTGTAATGATTGTCCGGGTTTGACCAGCTCACCATAGCAACCGTACTGCGGTTACGTTCACCGCCCCCGCTGTAGACAAAGTCGCCATTGATAACGCTGGCCTGAGTGAAAATATATTTAATGTCGTCCGGCATATCCGCCGCCGCCACGAACTGGTTAGCCCCCCAGTGGACTGAACCCCGGAATATAGCGCCAATATCGGTCAGCACCTTATAGGCCTCTTCGCGTGACTGGATGTAAACATCGCAGGTAAAGCGCGGTTCCATGCCACCACCGCCCTTGCCGTCAGGGACCAGTTGATCGCAATATTGCGCCACGCGGTACAGTTCGATTTCATCAATTTGCGTGCGGTCGATTTTGTCACCGAGGCCGCACACATCGTTTAACAGTATGTCGTACAGCACCCACGCCGGGTTATTACTGTGCGCCCATTTGAAGGTTAAGTTCCAGATACCACTGTACGTGCGGTTAACCGGGTCGTAATTGGCGGGTACGCGAATAATGCGGCCCCTTGGCTTGCATGAAATCAGCGGGGTATTACCATTGAATGACCGGGCGTCAAATTCAATGTACAGCAATGCGGTGTTCGGGTAGCGTAATTTGGCGTCAACAATCTCAGTGAACGCCATGATATTCATTTTGTCGGTGATCCGCTCGCTGGTGCTGTCTGGTGTTTTTCTGACCACCCGCACCGTCCAGCCGATTTTGGCATCAGGTAAATTGATGCGGTATGAGCGTTCATACATCGTCGTTGTTTTGGCGTCAATATGGGTATCAAACACGGTCTGGTAGCTGCCGCCATCGGTGGATAATTCAATGGCATAATCGACGCGACAGCCCACCGTATCCCCGTTATCTTTTTGAAACCGCAATACAGGCCAGCCGAGGCGAACACGGACGGCCGATAACTTGATATTGGAAATGTATTTTGTCCAGGGCACAGCGGCTTTTATTTCTGTTGCAATACGAATTTCATTTTCAGCGGCCGGCATTCCCTTAACATAACTCTGATGCTGGGTACCGGGGCGGAATTCCCATTTAACGCCCTCAAAATTCAGGGTTCCGTTGTCGTTCTGCAAGGGCGTGCCGTCCAGATAGATATCTTTTGCAGTCAGATCATTGACGAACTCACCCTCACCCAAGGCCACCAAGAATTTAGCCGTGGCGGTCGATTGGATGTTGTCGGGCATTTCATAAGGCGTATGCCCACCCCCGCCGCCCCCTTTTGCACCTGTGATACTGTGTTCGATCATCACGTTACCCCTTCCGCTTCTCTTCTTCTGCCCGGCGTTTCTCCTGCTCTCTCCGGCGTTCTTCTTCGGCTATCAGATCTTTGGCAAATTTTCCGGTCAGGATTTCACCCATGTTGTATTTTCTCTGCCGGTTAATCTGTTCGGTTTGATACTGGTCTTCGGTATAAACCCCGGCGGAAATAATCGCCCCGCCTATCTCGCGCGAACCATAGAGTATGGGTACCGGGTTGCCCTGTGCAATGGTATTCACAGGACCGCCAAAGGCGTAAGAGGGTTTATTTTCGGGAGATTCGCGCATCCCTAGTCCCGGTGGCTGAGGGGCCAGCATCTGAGAAACGCCGCCCATGGCCATTGATGCCCCTGACGCCCCGACAAACAACGCGGTCGAGGTGCTCCAGCTCAGCGGGTGCCACCATGCAACCGCAATCAGCGCTACCCCTAAAATCGTTTGAAACAATCCACCGCGTTTACTGCCGGTGATGACAGGCAGTATATGGATATCACCGCTGCCCTTGGTCATGTCCAGTTCATCTTTGTGGTAACTCCGGCCGCCCACAATGACCGAAAAAGTGATACCCTGCTGGTGAGCATGGATCATGAATGCCTCAAAACCTGCAACCAGCTTGCTCATGGCCCGAATAGCATGGGGGGCATCTCTGGCGGCATAATCAAATGTCGCGCCGAACTTGGCCGCAAGGACACCGTGTAGGCGGATTGTGCGAAGCGGGGGATCTGTATAAACCATAATGACCTCATAAAAAAACAAAACCCGCTGAGCGGGTTTGTTGTTCATTGACGCATTGATAAAAAGATAAGTTGATTTATGTGCAAAGTGAAATCCAGCGGTCAAGAAAAGCTTTTTTTTGTTCTTCATCACTCTTTGAATCGTAAATTTCAATCTCCGATCCATTCGCATCCCAAATTGTGCTCATAATAAATTTGGTTTTTCCGCCATAACCGCCATAGCTATTTTTTGCATTATAAGATCCACAAACAACACCTTTCATATGAGAATTCTCGACTACATCTTCAAAGATGGCTGAGTCAGGGTCCTTTAATCTCTCCCTAACCATTTCTTTCGCTTTAGCAACCTCTTTGCTATCGAAATTTATTAGGCTGGCTGCTTCTTTTGCCGCAAAACCGCTAACAAATGCCAAGATGGCTACAAAAATCAACACAACAGTATTCTTTCTGCTCATCGTATACCCTTTCGATTGAATTGTGTCAGGATAGCTATACTGTTAACTAGAAAAAATCAAGCAATTATTTTGTTGCTTTTATAGTTTATACCTCACAGTTTTAATCGTCCTATCTTTCCAGTATCCTCCATAAGGCACTTTTTGGCTTAACTGTCCGTAGAGATGATGGAGTAATAAATTACCCTCTAACAAAACACCGGCATGGTTGGGTACATCCGCCTGAACCTGCATAATCACCACATCACCCGCCCGCGGTTCGTCTGTTATTTCAGTAAATCCGGCTGACTCAAAATTATCCATGTACAGATTTTCCCCGTTCTCCCACCAGTGATAATTAACCCGATAATCATTCAGTTCAATACCGTATTGTTGGCGGTAATAACTCATGATTAAACCATAGCAATCATAGATGCCCAGTACAAACGGGCGACCGACCAGCGGCAATTCACTGCGCGGGTAAATTGTCCTGAAATCACCTTCCGGGTAACTCACAATATGCCACGGCAATTCGGTGAAATCACATTGTGCCTCATCCAAATCACTGGGCACGGTAGTTGCGTCCGGGTGACTGTGAACAATGCCGGTAATGGTTCCCCATATTGATGCTGCTAAATAATCACCGGGATCTAACTGAAATTGTTCTGTAGGATTAGAGGCTAAATTTTGACAAGGAAAGTATTTTTCTACGCGGCTTTTTTGGGCAATCACTCCGCAGCATTCATTGGGATATTCTGTCTGTGCGTGATCCGTGATGGCCTGAATAATGTATGGGCGCATATAGGCTTCTCTATATAACAAAAACCCGCCGGAGCGGGTTAAGTCTGGATTTGATTAACTCCTTCAGAATCGATAACCAACACCGAGCATCCACGTACCTACTTTAACCTCGTTAAATTTTGAGTATTCATACGACGCATCAATAGCTACATTAGGAATAGGGTTGATTTGCAAACCGGCGCCATAAGCTAATTTCGTTTTATTTTCATTATGTGAATATCCGCTTGTTTTAGCTTCTGCTTTACCGTGAGCTAAACCAATTAAACCATAAGCACTTATATATTCATTAATACGATATGCAGGTCCGGCGGTTAATGAATAATAATCCAAATCAGCGCTAGCAACTTTTCGCCTGCCATTATGAAAATCATACCCTTGATGGGTGTATGTAAACGAACCCATCACTCCCCAATTATTATCAAATTCATAACGATATTTGATATTAAAGCCTTTTGGATTTTCTTTAAATTTTTCATTCTGAAACTTAACGTGACTTTGTGCATATCCTACTGAAAAGGTACTTTCACCCGCAGCATATGCACTCAGCGATAAGGCAGGTACTCCCACTATAAATAATGCTGTAAAAACTAACTTTTTCATAACTACTCCTTTGGAAAATAAAAAATCAAAGAAAGTATAGTCAAATATTTTCTTTATCGTTTTGTAATCACTAAAACTTGACCTGTATCACCAATAGCATTAATGAAATTGATGAGTAAAAAATTGAATCATCACCGCCTGATAAGCGATGAGGCAGGAAATCCACCAAATGATAACTCTTCATCCTCACCGTAACGCAACTTACAGGCAATGACGGTGCCGGGACAGCGGTCTTTGCCCGGATCATCGGTCGGATTGTTGTTGATATCGAAATATTTCGTTCCGGCATAATCGCAGCCTTTGCCTGTCCGGTACCAACCCCGCGCGCACCATGTGCATACACCGTGAATCTGCCGGGTGGGAATAATCAGGCCATCCAGTGACGCCGGGCTTGCCAGTTCAAATACTATAGTCTTATCTGTTTCGGATGCTTTTCTGTTAACGTAAAACATGAGCCGCCGTTCTTGTTGCGGATCAGCAGTAGGGTTACCCTGCGGAAAGTTTTTCGCATCCAGATAGTGAACAAATGTGTCATGAATGGTCACTTTCGCTTGTACCATGTCATCAAATTGCAGACATAATGCGGTGACCGTTCCTTCAATATTCGCAACAGATAAGCGGGGACGGGCAGCCTGCCCATCCGTGGACATTTCCAGCCCCTCTATCTGAACAGGCCACGGTTTGTATTCCTGCCCCTGCCACCAGATGGGCTTCGGTTGTAGCTGGCTGCCTGTCTCCTCGGCGGCGTCAATTTCGTCGGGCGTCACAGGCATACCATACGCATGAAAACGGAGCACATCGGCACCAAATTTTGTCCCGTCAATTTCGTAGAGCCGGACAATATTTCCGGCTTCCAGCTTTTGTACATCAGCAGTAAACATGATTGTCCTCTATGGCGCGTGCGCCTCAATGAATTCCGTTGACAGGGCATAGGTTTTGTAATCAATGGCCTGATATTTGTAGCTCTCGCACCGGAACAACCCTTTGTTCGCCAGCGGGGGCGTCCAGATAAACGCCTTGTGCCCTTCATGTCGGTCAAGAAAGGCGATGATTTCAGTGATGTGTTTTTCATTGCCGACAAAATCCAATGTCCATCTCATCGACTTGGGGTTAATTCCCGCACCAGAGACCTGCTCATAACCATCGCCGAATTTCGCTTTTCGGATGGCAAATTCAACATTGGAACTGGCATTCACGCGCGGCAGCCATGTGAATATTTCCATTATTTCGCCCTTATCGCTTTGTTAATGGCACCACCCTGCCGCAAATCCCTGTCACGTTCAGCGTAGTAAACCTGAGCAACAGCCTGAGCAAAACGACGCCCGAATGCCTCGTTGTCGCCTTTCGATGCTGAACTGTCGGCTTTCCCGTCCGTGATGTAGACACTGATATTGACTTTTCCGTTGCTCTCCAGCCCTTTTGGTGTAATCACACGGACACCGAGCGAACCATCCGCACCGCGGGTCAGCGGCATGATGGCTTCCGGCCCCGCTTCACCCATCAGTCCCGCGCCTTTCGCAAACGCAAACAATGTCGGACTGTTGACTATCTGACCGCTGTAGCTACTCAGGCTGGGAGAATTATAAACACCGCCTTTGGCGTTCTTAGTGAACAGGGAGGTAAACCCACTGAAAATACCGCCACCACCACCCGCTGACTCCAGACTCTTCATGATGGTGTTGGTGATCAGTGCCTGCGTAGCCATTTTGATCAGGCTCTTAACCACGTCCTGAGCCAGAGACGCGAACATTTCCGACATCCCTTCCCTGAGGGATTTAGACCCCGTGAGAAGACCGGTGATCATGTTACCCATGCGCTCTTGTGTGGTCTCAAACATGGTCACAGCGAGTGACTGTAAATCGCCCTGACTGGCAAACAACTGTTTGGCTGCCTCAAATCGCTTGGTGTCGGTATCACGTTCAGCGGCAAGGATCAGTTCATTCTTACGCTGTTCACTGATAACAGTTGCATCAGCATAGGACTGATAAAGCGCCTTTTTGCGTTCAAACTGGTTTTCCAGATCCTGTATCGGGTCAACCTCACCCCGCAAGTCATCTCTGGCGGAAACGGCATACTGCTGTCTGGCATTTGTCCTGCCCCTGACTTCATCTTTCCAGATATCTCCTTTGCGGCGCTCGTATCCTTCCGGTGTGACATCTTTGTTTTTAAACTGGCGTTCTAGCTGCTCACGGGCTTTCTTGGCACTTTCAGCGGTACTGCGGAAAGGATCGTTTGAAATGGCGTCCTGTAAGTCTTGGTATTTTTGTTTAGCCTCCTCCAGCGTTTTGTTAAGCCGGCCGATTTCGGCATTTTGTTCTTTTGTGAAGTTTTTACCGGATTGCATGGAAGCTGAGAACAATTCAGCGGCAGCATTCCCTTCCTTGTAGCGAATCGCTTCGGTTGCCAGCTGTGTATTCAGTTCAGCTACTTTATGCGCGTAGTCTTCTGCGGTTTTAGCGGCTTTCCGGGCGGCACTTTCTGCCTCGCTCTGTGCTTTGCGGGCTTCGGACTCTCGTTTTCTCGTGGCCTCTTCGTTATCATAGGCCTGCATCCCCATTGCTATATAACTATCCGCATAGGGTGTAGGTAAACTGTTATTTTTAGCATCAAGTTCCAATTGCTTTTGCTGTCTTTCCCGCCCCGTATGTTTTGACAGCTCTAGCCGATCAATCTGTTTGTCCATCATTGACGATTGAGAAGAAGACAACTCCGGCGCTTTCATGGTGCTTATGAGTAAATTAATACGGTTAACCGCCGCCATTGCGTTTGAAGATACTGCGCCCATATTATTTGCGAAAGCCAATGCACTGGCAGCAGCATTATCTAATTTATTAACACCGAAAGATAAATTAGCATTCATGGCCTCTGTTAAATTCGGCATTCTATTGAATTCAGCAACAATTCTTTCGGTGGAAAATCGGTTATTTTCCGTTTTCTGTACTGCCTCGTCCATTTTCTGATTATACAAGTCGGCCAAATCATTCCCTGATTCCTTCAATCTATTCAGTTCCGCTGTTTTCTCGTTTATTTTCTCCTGAGTGAGTAAGATTTGTTTGTTTAATTCATTAATTGCGGATTGTGACATTCCTAAAGATATGCCATACGATTTCTGTAAGTTCGGGTTTTTCTGAATCAACCTCTGGTTCTCTATCTGAGATTGCAGGCCTTCTTTTTTTGACTGCAAATCGTCCAGATCATTTTTAATAGCCCGAACCGACCGTTTAATTTTACCTGTTTCATCTGAAAGCTGATTCAATGTCATTGATTTCCAAGCATCTTTGACACTCTCTACATTTTTTGCATATTCCAGCGCCTCTTCATTCGCTTGCTTATGATTCTGGTACAGCATGTAAGCTGCTCCAGCCCCTAGCATCAACAAGCCAGGAATGCCACCGAAGAAACCTAAAAAAACTGACGCTAAGCGTGATCCCGCCGAAGTGACACTGTTCAATGCGGTCTGTGCCGCTGTTCTGGCAGCAATATTGCGGGTTAATATCGCCTGAGCTGTAGCCAGCCTGTTTTCTGCCACCGTCTGCATATCCGTGTTTTTTGCCGCAATCACAGCTTGCTGGGCGTTATAAACACGGGCGCGGGAGCGGGCAACAGCAATCTGTGTTCCCCGTACCTGTGCGTCTGCTAAAGCTACTTCAGCGCGGTAGGCTTGAAACACGCCTCTGGCAGAATTGATGGCCCCGTTTGTTACGCCACCGAAGAATCGGGCAGCACCGACAGCAACCAAAGCGCCTAATCCCATCGCAAGAGTATCAATATTTCGGGAAACGGAATCCAAAGCACCCGCCAGCACTTTGGTGGTTGAGCTGGATTCGTTAGCCCCACCCACCCACTCCATGAAGGCGTTTTGCACACGCGCCATGGATTTCTCAACGGTCGCGCCCATTGAGCTGTATTCGTCCTGCAATTTACCCAACTGACTCAACAGGGCGGGAATAACTTTATCCATCGTTAGCAAGCCGTCGTTCGCCATGCCTTTGAGCTGGGTTCTGGCAACCCCCATACCGTCCGCCAGTGCCTGTATTAGCCGCCCGCCGTTCTCAGCCATCGCATTGAACTCTTCACCGCGCAGCACACCGGATGACATCGCTTGTGAAAACTGAACCAGTACCGAGCTGGATTCTGAAGCATTGGCCCCGGAGATTTTCAGGCCGGTCGCCAGCGCTTCAGTCATATTGACCACATCCCGAGTCGCGTACTGGAGTGCCCGCATCGGGGCCGCTGCACGGGCAAAAACGGTGGTGTTAGCCTCAAATGACGTACCGGTTTTCTGGCTCATCTCCATCAGCAATCGCTGGCTATTAGCCAGGTCGATGCTGGATGCCGTCGCCAGTTTTAATCGGGAATTGAGGTTTGTCCATTTGTCGGCGGTTTCAATCAGTTTACTGGTGGCGAAGATGCCGGCAAACGCGCCCGCCATCCCCATTGCGGATTCTTTCACCGACACCAGCTGGTTATTCAGGTCACGCAGGGCGGCACTGCTGCCCCGCGCGGCGGCGGCCGCACTCCGGTTACCGTTTTCCATTACCCGGTGGTAATTCTCACCCAGCCGGGCCGCCCGGGCAATTTCCGCCTGATACGAGCTGGAGTTGGCCGAGATTTTGATAATTAATTCACGCAGTTTTGCCACAGTGTCACCTATGCGAGATTAGCAAAGAAGTTTTCGAAGCTGTCGGATTCGTCCTCATCGGGATTGCCCCATTGCAGCAGTGCTTCACTCAGCCCGACTTTGACGCCCTGCGACTGGTAGACGGCCGAGGCAATTTGCGCCGCCTGAATGTCGCCGCGGCGGTCGCTGAGGGGGTTTTCACGGTCATACGCCAGCCAGAGCATCAGTTCGCTGGCGCTCAGGTCCCGTTGCAGCTCGGACAGGGTTTTACCGAGCCGCAGGGCCAGCGTCAGCATAAAGCCGGTTAATGGAGACCGGACTTTTTTTCGGCTTCATCACCGGTGGTCACCAGACTGAGCGCCTGATGTAACAGGCGGAAATGGACGGGCCCGTAAATGTTCATGACTTCTTCTATATCGTCCGGGGTGAAGACCGTTTCCCCGTCTTCATCACACAGCACATCGATAAACAGCACGACATCGGCACGGGTATTGCGCAACACCTTTTCCGCCGTGGAGAGTTTTTCTTCTTCTGTCGCCGACGAGGTGACTTCATTCCAGCGAACCCATGCCCACGCCGAGGGTTCACGCAGGGTGACAGTGGCGTTATCCCACTCAGTCACGGTCACCGTTTTGGTGCGAAAGCCCCGTTTCGGGGTGAGTGCCAGTTGACGAATATTCATGTGATTTATCCTTTAGGGGTGTGGGTTTGGGTTTTTTTCGCCAGCGGTGTCGGACGGCCTTTCATGCGCAGGGTAAATGAAGCACTCACGATGCCGTTGGCGGCCGCCTGCCATGATTCCTGTCTGACCTCAGCCAGAAAGGTATAGCCATTGCCGCTGGGGAACCGGACACGGAAGGCGTAGGCCTGATCGGTGCTGTAGGCGAGGCGCAAAATGTCCTGCCCTTCCTCGTCAGCCGTCCAGTGCCCGGAGAGGGTGATTTCAGCCGGGGCGGCCAGTCCGTTAATCATCTCCTGCTCACGGGAGCCGAGCGTCGTGACCTCAATGTCGGACTTCTGACCGCCCGTGTAGTTAATCTCTTTGACCGAGGTGTCAATCGCCACCCATTTTATCAGGGTGCTGGTACTGTCAGTCGCCGTCTCGGCGGAAACCGACAGCGAGGTCGCCAGTGTTTTTTCATACTTAGCCATAGATTTATCTCCGGCGGGGTTAGGAATAGAGTTTAAATTCGACAGTCGCGCGGTACAATCCGGTGTCAGCTTCGTAACTGTTCTCACGCTCTACTTCAAAAGGTTGCAGGGGTTTGATAGCACTGAATGCATCGCCGCAAATCCGGTCAGCGTCGTCCAGCCCGGGCGCGTAGACATCCATCTGTACCCGCGTCATTTTGACCGACTGACCGCTCAGGACATCAGTGTAAATGCTGTAAGTGGAGAACACGCACCACGGTGCCGCGGATTTTCTTTCGGTTTGCGGGATGAGGTAAGGAAACACCCGGCCGGGCAGCACCGGATCCAGTAATTTAAACAAATCACCGTCGGTCATTTCGCCAGTACCTCATCAATCGCTTTCAGGGCCACATTAAAGGCGGCCTCGGCGGCGTCATCGGCCCTGGACTCAAACGCCGGATCAATGAACGGCTTCGGAGCCATCTTTGACGTGCCTTTTTCCAGAAAACGCCAGTAATAGGCATTGCGCGGGTCGTTTTTCTTCATTTTGGGGTCACTGTTGGTGCCGGATTTATTCGACCCCCGTACATAGACGCCCGAAGACACTGAGCCATCACGCTGTTTTTTGCGGTTAACCGCCATGATGTTCTTTTTGAGCTTACCGGTGCGTTTGGGCGCGCGGCGGCGGGTCTCGTCACGCAGGACTTTCGCCCCGGCATAGGTGCCTTTGCGTAACACGGTATTACTTTCGGCCTTGCTGAGCAGCTCCAAATCCCGCGACAGGTCTTTGAGTGCCGAAAAATCTACGGTGGTCATTGTTTTACGCCCTCCTGACAGAGCAGCTCTGACAGGGTTAATTTATTGTCCGGCATCACCGCCTGAATCGCGTAGGTTTTGCCCCTGAAAATGATAGCCATGGTGGTATCGATATCAGGGCGATAGCGTATCCAGAAACGGACAATGCTTTCAGACAGCACCGCCCTGGCCGCCACCAACTCGCGGCCGCTGATAAATTTCGCTTCCGCCCATACCGTCGCCACGGTGTAACGTTCATTGACAACGCCACCAGAGGGGCTTCGGCGGGTGCGGATGCCCTGAATGTCGATGCGGTGACGCAATCGGCCGATATTCATTATTTCCCCCTCATGGGTCTGATCCGGTAGTCGTCAAGCAAGTCTTTAAATCCGCTGGCTAATACATTGGGTTCACGGTGTTCATACCAGAACCCCACTGCCAGCATTAACGCCAGTTTAATTAATGGGGTAATCAGCATGCCGTCAGGATCATCGGCCGGCACCCTGTCTTCATAGAGTTTACGGTTGAGGTAGTTCTCGGCCTTCTCTCTGGCACTGGCAAGGTAATTCAGTAACAGGTCATCGTCCTGCGTCTCATCTATCTTGCACTGTAGCCGCAGCTCTTCAATCGTGGGTAATGACATTTGTCCTCCCATAAAACGGCGGCACAGAGGCCGCCCGTGATCACGCCTTACTTTCTGCCGCTTTCAGCAGTTTCACGGCGTTGCTGTCTACCAGCAGGGAACCGACCCGTTTGGTGGTGTAGAAATGGATAAACGGCTTGCGGGTATACGGGTCACGCAACATACGCACCCCCACCCTGTCCAGAATGGTGTAACAGCGTTTGAAGTTGCCAAACGCCACCGGCACGGCACCCGCGCCCAGGTCGGCGAACTGTTCGTTTTCTGCAATACCGTAGCCCAGCAGCGCAGAGGGTTGCCCCAGTTGCAGGCCCGGCTGCCACAGGTAGTTGTTCTGGCTGTCTTTCAGGGTGCGGACCTGAAACAGCATTTTGTTGTTCATCATGAACCGTGCCCCGCCGCGGTACGGCTTGCGCAGGGTGTAGATCAGCTGCATGATTTCGTCTGCCGTCACCTCAGTAGGCTTTTTCAGCAGCAGGTGCTGCAACGTCCCCCATTGACGGGTTTTATCGTCCAGTGCATCACTGCCATAGGCCAGCAAGCCTTTCGGCTTGTTCTTACCGTCACCGTGGGTAAAGGCACTTTCTTCCTGTTCGGCGAACTCCTGCGTCAGCTCTGAGGTAATGAAGGCTTCCACATCAAAGAAGGCATCATCCAGCATGATCTGGGTGGCGGCCGGGTTGCCATAGATTTCGCCCCACGTCGGCTCAATTTGTGCCAGCTTTGACGTTTTAGTTTCCGGGCGCTCGTCCGTTTCCCCGACCCAGCCACTGTTGGTGCCGCCCTGATTGACCAGCCGCTTGAAGTTGGGGGTCCCCACTGACACTACGTTACACTCGGCACGCATCACCACTTCATCTTTCAGGGCGCTGATGATATTGCGGTCCAGCTCTTCCGGCACGGCATAACCGCCGTCAGGTTCAACCGTAGTCTGCATGGCTTTTTGTTCCAGTTCCGCCAGACCGTCATCCTTGCCCTTGCGGATAAACTGGGCAAAGGCCGTTTTATGCTCACTCACTGCCTTGCTGTTGCTGCCACCGGCCGGGCGTTTCAGTCCCGCCAGCTCGTCTTCCAGTGCGGTTTTCAGGGTATCCAGTTCGGACAGCCTGCCGTTCAGGGTGTCCACCTGTCCGGCCAGTTTGCCCTTTTCCGCCTCAATCGCGTCAATGCGCTGGTCGTTCTTCTGTTTGAACTCGTCAAAACGCTGCTGGATTTCCTGCGCGACCTGTTCAACATCTTTCTTTTCAATTGCCATCGGTAAAACTCCGTCAGTTAAAATTAATCGTTTTCAGTGCATCCAATATCGACGCCGCTGTTTCAGCCTCACGCAGAGACAGGGCGGCATACCCCTCAGCCATGAATGCCTTGGCCTGAGAGCGGGAGAGTCCAACGTCGCGCAGGACTCGCTCAATATGACTGGGATTGGGAATATCGCCCCGGGCAAAAGCCGATTTCACATTGCTCACCCGGGCATCATCGTTGGCGGGAAAAGTCACCAGACTCACTTCCCATAAATCGAGATCCTTGAGCAGAAATGCTTCTTTCGTCCGGTCGTATTCCCAATCTTTCAGGATATAGCCAATGGACAACCCTGAGAGGGAGCCAGCTTTCAGGTGGGCGTGCGCCCGTTTCGCCAGCGGATCATCCTCAATCAGCAATCGCCCTTTGAGATAAAGCCCCACCTCGTCTTCTTTCATTTCGGTATAGATACCGATGGGTTCATCCATCCGGTGCTGCCAGAGTAACGCAGGCAGACTGCCTTTTTCTTTCCAAAGTTTGAGGGTGTTGGCAAATGCACCGGGTAAAACAATATCGTCGGTACTGTCTTTCAGCCCGAATACCGAGCCATACCCTTCAAACTCGCCGGAATCACTGACAGACTTCATGTTCAAAGGCATATCAAGCCGTTGTTTGGTCATCATCGGCATGCGGCTTCTCCTCCGTATTGGACTGTTGAGTGGTGTCGGGATCGGTGGTCATGTTCATCGGGGTCAGGTAGATATCCCCGCCTTCACGCGGGTTCAGTTCTTCCAGTTCCCGGCACTCATTCGGGGAGTAGATGCCCCAGTTAATGCCCTTGGCGTAGGCTTCAAGGCGGGATTTCATGTCCCCGCGCAGCAACGCCCCGGTATTGAATTTGGCATAGAACTGCCCCTGTTTGGTGTTTTTGACCAGCCCGGCATTGATGCGCTGCTCGATACGGGTGAGGTACGGCACCAGCGAGTAATTGATAAACCCGATCCCCAAATTCTCAATGTTGTTAAAGGTGGCGTGGTCGGTGTTCTGCACCATGTGCAGCGGCACCCGGTAGATACGACAAATTTCTTCCAGCTGAAACTTGCGGGTTTCCAGAAACTGGGCGTCTTCAGCGGACAGGCTGATTTGATGCCATTTCAGCCCCATTTCCAGAATCATCGGCTTATGGGCGTTGACCAGTCCCTGATGACGGGCTTCAAAATCCGCTTTCAACCGGTGATACGCCTCGTCTTTCAGTGCCTGATCCGTTTGCAGTACGCCACTGGTGACGGCTCCGTTGCCGAACAGTCGGGAACCGTGTTCTTCGGTCGCCAGCCCTAAGCCGATCGCCTGCCGGGCATAGGCAATCGGGCTTAATCCGGTCAGGCCATCCAGCGTGAAGATGCGCACATGCCAGAGTTCATCTTGGGTCAGGGTTTCACTGTTGCCATTTGGAAAGGTCACCTGATATTCCGGTACCCAGTCATTATTGAGTTTGGGGGTCACGCTGCCCGGATCGAGCGGCAGTAATTCCACCACTTCCCCCAGTGCTTTGACTTTGTAAGCGTAGAAGTTGCCGCGCAAGCACAGGCAGGCAATCAACAACTCCCAAAACTCCTGCGGCGTCATGTAATTGTTGGGTTTGACTGACAACAGCTTATACAACCGCTCTTTAACGGCACGCCGGTTTCCTCGCTCCAATTGTTCATACAATGAACAGGGCAGCATGCCGACGGATTCCGCCAGTACCCGCACACAACTGAATACCGCGGTGAGCTGCATGGCTAGCTGCGGGCTGACCTGACGTCCGGTATAGGTATCATAGGACAGGCCAATCAGTTCACTTAAGTCACGGGAAGTCATCGGGTTGGCTGATTTTCGAAACAGTCCGGGAAAGAACATCAGGCCTCCTTATCGGGGTTCTGGCTCATCATGCGTGAGACCAGATACGACCAGCCGAGGCATAACACACCCGACACCATAAATCCTGCCGCTGGCAACAGCAGCCACGCGCCGTAAGACAACAAAACGCCGCCCGCCAGCCCGATTAGCAGGGCAGCCACAATTAATATTTTCATGAAAAACCTCAGAGTGAGCGAAGGCCTCGACTCATCAGGACGTCTGACAGGCTTTCCGCTTGCTCCCCACCATTCACCAGTAAGCGGCTCAGGGCAGTAAACAGGGCAACAGGACCGTCTATCTTGGCTTCCGGTGTGGATTTATTGGGAAAAATGTTGTCATTCTTGTCCGGCTTGATGGTGACGTTCGACATCATCCAGTTCATCACCGAATGGGCGTTATGGTGAAATTTCCCGCCGTAGACCAGTGCCTCCAGTGTCTTCATGGCTTCCGACAGATTACGTACAGTCTGTGCAACCTCCACTAACGGCAGGCCTTCTTCAGCCAGCGCCAGACTGAACTGAACCGCACTCCACGGGTCAAAACCAATCTCTTTCAGGTTTTCGCCACTGAGCCAGATTTGTAATTCTTCTTTTATCTGTGCATGATCTACCACTTCGCCGTCAGTCAGGGTAAGCACCCCCATATCCGCCCATTTACGGTACAGCTCCGCCATCTGCCGGGAACACCGTTCCAGCCGTCCTTCCGGCAACCAGAACTTAAAATCGGCATGTACGTGACCGTTATTGCCCTGCCAGACCTTGACAGCGGCACAGATATCTATCTTGTTCGCCAAATCCACCCCGACCCACATCGGGTAGGTTTTCAGCTCATGCGGCGGGGCAAGCGGTTCGCTGGCGTCCCATTTGAGCATGTCCATCCACGCCGATTCGGCCGTTACCCACAGGTTCATGTGTTTGGTGAAGAAGTTATGCCGGGCAGACACCTGCTCCCTGGCCTTTTTTGCCAGCCGTCTCAGGTCATCCCAGCGTTTGCAGATCCCCAGTCCGGGATTGGCCTTCTGCCACACCGTTTCATCAAAGGGATCGTCCTCTTTGTCGAGGGTGTAAATCAGGCCGAAGAAAGTATCATCGTCCACCTGACCGCGCAGTATTTTGACGGCGTAGTCGCGCAGCTCGTAACAGATGCCTTCCTTATTGAATCCCGCCGTAGTGATGCCAAACAGCAATGATTGCAGCCGGGCACCGGTGGCAGTCTCCAGTACGTCCCACACATCGCGGGTCTTGTGGGCGTGCAGCTCATCGACAATGCCGCAATGGATATTGAGGCCGTCAAGGTTGTTGGCATCACTGGACAGCGGCTCAAACTTGGACGCCGACTGCTCCTGATAAATCGCCAGCTTATTGAATGCAAACAGCCGCCCCAGTGTGGGTCTGGCCTGTTTGATCATGTTCTTCGCATCCTCAAATACAATCCGCGCCTGATCACGGGTCGTGGCCGCCGAGTAAACCTCCGCCCCGCCCTCGCTGTCGGCCCCGGTCATGTACAGCCCAATACCGGAAGACAGGGTCGACTTGGCGTTCTTGCGCGCCACCTCGTTATAGGCGGTACGGAAACGGCGCACCATCACCGGGCGGCCGCTGCCATCATTGCGCAGGACAACCTCCCCGGTGGATTCATCCACCAACGGGCGAACAAAGCCAAAGAGATTGATGAGGATGAAAATGTGCCAGTCCATCAGCGCAATGGGCTGGCCTGTCAATGCCCCCTTGACGTGGGGCACGAATTTGTAAAAGTTGAGGATGTGCTGGGCGCGGGGTTCGCTGAACGTGATGCCGCGTGCTTCGCCGTGTTTCAGATCATCTAAAAAGCGCTGACAGGCCAGCCGGACCAGTTCACCGGACACAATTTCACCCGCAACGACACGCCCGGCGTAGCGAATACCGTCAATAACCTTAGCCATAATTAATCTCTCGCTTTCAGGAGTTCAGTCAGCGGATCATCTTTATTTTCCCCGGCGATATTGACCCTGGATCGACTGGAGGGCGACATACCGAACGCGCTCAGCATGGCATGAATGCGTTTCCACGCATCGGCTTTCATGCCTGCCGCCGGATGAGCCTTGATTAATCCCTGATCGGTGCGGTAGGTGTAGCCTTCTGTTTCCAGGGTGTCGCAATGCGTTCTGTATTCGACGTAGGCTTCAATCAGTAATTCAAGAGCCTTAGCGTCAAGGCGGGTCAGTACACCGACTTTATCCAGTTCTCCGGCGATCCGTTCGTGCCAGTACCGGCCCATTTTCCCAAAATGTTTGGGGACATTAGGCACCCCTTTTTCCGGCATCGGTTCATTAGCGTTAATCGGGCGCTTTGATGGGTTACCCCTGACCAAACGAAGATGTGTCGGGGTTGGTGGTCGTCCTGCCATGTGATTTCTCCTGTAAAATAGTGCAGTTGGGGCACCCCAAAAAAAGGTTTGAATTTCGCGGCGATATAAAAAGAGGTTAGGCGGCGGTCCTCAGGGGCGAGAGGGGTAGCTATTTCACCCGCCCCCTCCCTCAGTGTAATCGCTCTGTCGCGGTCTTCTGCCGATGACAGGCCGCGCACAACAATTGCAAGTTGTTCAGCGCATCAGTGCCGCCATGCGATTTGGGTTTGATATGATCTACTGTGGTGCCTGTGACTGCCCGACCATTGCGTAGACACTGCTGGCACAGATGTTTATCCCGCTGCTTGACGGTGGCGCGTAACTTGTCCCACGGTCTGCCATAGCCGCGCTCGTGTCGGCTCCTGCCTCGCTGGTGAGATTGCCAGCCTGTATGCAGGTGATCGTTACAGTAGCCTGAGCGGTCAGTCGTGGTCTTGGGGCAGCCTTGCTTGCGGCAGGCTCGGGGTATACGGGGTGGCATGTTCTGTCCTCCATTCAGCATATTCAACTGTTCTGTTTGATATAACCCCGTCATTTTTTAGCCGGGACTGTATAAAGTTCTGCGTAAGTCGTTTGCCACCAACTTAAGTATGGGTAATGTCCGATAGACTTTAGGTCTACTGCATGGCAATCATGATTCATGTGCAAACTCTCGTTTACCCCCTCCAATCAATCCAAGAGCCATTTGACTGAGATCGCCAATCACATTTTCAGCTTTATTGAGAATAACCAAGTCATCCTGTCGTCTTCTCAATCTTCGTCCTGCATCCGAGGAATCCTCATCAGACGCCTTTTTTGCCAGACTCAGCATGTTTTGCAATTGTTGGATGGTAAATCCGAATCCAGATTTAGCTTCAAGCTCCGTCATGTGATCGAACACCTGAGCCTGTAACTCGTAGCTGTAGCTCATCGCCATCAGGCAGGATTCACGCTTGGGGAAGCGGTAGCATGGTTGTACTCGTCCTTTGTCGTCAGTGTAATCGGCGAAAAATTTCGCTGATTGTTCTTCACCCAATACTTTTGGGACTTTCTTAAGAAAATCCTTGTGTTGCAATTTCCTGTATTTCTTACAGGGGAATGTTAATCCCTCCGCCTCAGCTTTTGCTTTCCTATCGGCATTGATGTAATCCACCATTTCCGGACTGGTCATGGTGGGCGCTTCTGTTACAGGAAGATTTGCTTTTTTGGTTACTACTAATTTCATAGGGTATTTTCCTTATAGAAAGCCGAACCTGTTCACACAGAAAAACCGCCCGCAGAAACACCCTATTAATAACGGTTTTCTCAGGCTCGACTTTCTGCAAGGTTCTGCGTTTTTATTGAGGTGCGTGTGAATGCACGGTGAAAATAAAAATGCCACCAGCCCGCAAGCGTTGGGTACGCGGTAGGAACGGGGTGATGGCATACGAAATTTTACATCACAAAAATATATGCAAAAATGCAAATTTCCACTTGCTGCTATTAGCATTTTTGCATATAATTATTTCATGTTAACGGAATGGAGGTGCAGTGAAACAAAACGAGTTTTTAAAGTGGCTAAAAGCCCAAGGAGTAGAGACTGAAAATGGTAAAAAACATTTGAAACTCTACTACAAAGGCAAAATAAGCCACCTCCCCAGACATCCCAGTCAGGAATTAACAACGGGCTTGGTTGAGGGAGTAAAGAAACAGTTAGGTTTGAAATAAATTCCAGCCCTCATTATCGGGGGCTGTCACTGCATCAATAAATAAGTTAGAGAGGCCAATATGTACTATCCTGCCAAATTTATCAAAGAAGATAACGGATATACAGTCACATTCAGGGATATCCCCGAAGCCATCACTTGTGGTGCAGATATACCTGAAGCAATGGAAATGGCCGAGGATGTTTTACTTTCCTGTGTCGAAATATACTTTGATATGGATAAAAACTTTCCTCTGCCTGATCCTGAGATTCAAGAGGGTGAACAATGGGTATATTTACCTGATAGCGTGTATGCCAAAATCTTACTCAATAATGAGTTGCTAAAGGCTAACATCAATAAGGCTGAATTATCACGCTTAACAGGTATCCGCCCCCCTGAAATCCAAAGAATACTCGCACCACGCCATGCAACTAAAATTGATACGATTAGCCGGGCGGTTGCCGCTATAGGCAAAAAACTATCACTTTCAGTTAGCTAATATTTAGCCCCTTATTGCAGGGGCTTTTATCTCAAACATTCCGCCCTGGCATACTCCTGCAACCCCAGTATCATTTATGAGGTTGCAATTTTTCTTACTTGACAACTTCTACCGTGGCACCACTGGCGTTGGTGATATAAAGCTGATCCCCTTTGTAGAGGAATTGATATCCACCGCCGCCCAGTTCTGGAATCTCTGGAAACGTAGGGCTGGGAATGTTCGAGCAGACAATAGCAATACAATCATCAGCGTTCACACCCTCACGGGTTACACTGAGCGAGTGCTCCTCTTCAACAACCTGCGTCATTTCTTCATCTGAATAAGAAGGTGGGATAAACTCAATGACATCGGGTGTTTCAACGCCTAATTCTTTGGTTAATTCAAATGCCTGTTCCCATTGAGGTGAACCCACACGAGCAATCGTGATTTCTTTGGTTTCATACAATGATGTTGCGTTTTCAATGATTTGTTTCACTGTAAACATTATTTCTTCTCCTGCTTCTGATAATAAAAAGCCCCTGATTGCTCAAAGGCTCACTGACATTGTGTTTTGATATACTCCTGCAACCCCAAAATTATCAGCCCAGTTTCTCCAATCAAAACCGCATTCACAATTACCCTCTTCATTCTGAAATTCAGCATCCAAACCACATGTCGGACAGCACGGCACTTCAACTGTTATTTTTGTTCCTACTGGCCAGCGCTTAGCGTCAAATGTGATTTCTTCTGCGGTGTCAGATGCCATATCGCCGTCGCAATAAATTTCAATAAACGACTTGTGTTCATCACTGGCATAAACATCTGCGTTTACTTCACCCCATGACGCTGTTTTGTACTTAATTTCATCTGCTTTAACCATCATTGCCTCCACATTCAATCTGCACATAATCCCTCAGTCCGAGATACTGGGCTTCGAGGATTTCCAGTTCTCCGAGGAGACGTACATAATCTTGTTCAGCGTCTTTCTCCAGTCGGGCGGGTCTTGAACCATCCACGCCGGAGGGGGAAGCGGTTTCAGACACTGGACATTGGGCTTTGACATGCACGCGCTTAACGTTAGTGCGCAAATCATCGCTAAGCTGAGTGATTTTAGATTTGGCATGAGCGAGTTCCTGTATGTATTTGGTGTCCAGTTCTGCAAAG